AGGACGATTCCGCAATGGAATCGTCCAGTGTTACCGCACCTGCGTGGTTATTACGTGCCCTTTCGGCATAGTCATTACGATTACGCACTGCCTCAGTAAAATACCGAAGTAATGGGCGATAATCGTCTGTTTCTTTCCGTATGGGCCGAGAACAAACCTCAAGAACGCGTACTTCCATCCTTTGCAGGAAGAAGTTTCGGCGTCTTTTGACTTGTTGACGTGACACAGTTTCTCCGCGAAGCTTAAGACCAGAAAAGTTCAGGTCTGAGCCAGGTACTATTGGATAATGATCCGCCAGTAACTGTACGACAAAGTCGTAAACGTGGTAGAGACGTCTATCCCAACAAGAGTTAGCAAACTCTATGTACGAGGAATAGATGCTGGGGCTGGGAGAGGACGACCAGACGGTCTTTAATCGGACCGGTGTGACATTTTCGCCTAAGAAGGCGTCCATGCCACAAGACTCTTTAAAAGAGCCACTGATGCAACTCTTAGTTTGGTTTATCTCTAAACCAAAATAAGTTAGTTGTTCGATTGCATGCTGGGAGAAATCCCTTCTTACAATCACGTCATCTCCATACACTAAGATGCTCTTTTCGGCATCTTTGTCCGGTGCTGATGCACGTAGTATCGCATAGCAAGTTAACGCGAGAATGGGAAAGCATAAAGCTGAACCCATTGGAGCGTGTTTGCCGAGCGGTATAACGTTGCCATCAGGCAACCGCGTACTCTGGCTCCTGACTGCTTCCAATACCCCGAGAAGGGGCTCTGGGAAGAGCAGGCGTATAAGACCAAGACTAACTCTATCTGAAGCCTCAGCGAGGTCCAGGGTAGAGATCGAATTGTCGGAACTGCCTTTTAAAGCAGCCTGACGATTAGGTTCTTGATCTGTGAAGTTGATTCGGCCCTTAGTTAAAGGGTGCGATTCAACGAGCTTCACAAGCGATCGACTGACTCCCTGCTGAATCCACTGTAGGTACAATGGTTCGGCCGAGATAAGTCGAGGGCCTCGAGAATCCTTAGGCACAAGAATAACCTGTGCTGGGGATTCATTACTAGATGTTGCCAAGAATTTTGGCAACTCATGACTCACGTGACCCAGGTTAGTATAGAAATACTGATCCAGGGGGAAGTGTGTTAACACCCGTTCGGGAACATTCCTAAAAACGTACTTGTTCCAGAGTTTCTCTTTAGTAGAGACAACTCCAGGACCGTGCGCCGGAATGATATCGTAAGGGTTGAACTGAGCTAAAAGTTTCGAAAGAAACTTCTTAGCTTTACGTAATACGTTCGTCTGATAAACCCCAGTATAACTGGAGTTCCAATCGGGACGACGTTCGAATTCATCTTGCATTGCTGCAAGACGAATGTTCTGCACACCAACCTCGCGCTCGGTAAGTAGGAACTTATCGATCACGGATTGGGTTTGGTCACTAGAGTATGGGAGTTTGTACTTATAAAAAACAAAGCACAAAACTCTCACGCTGCGGACGTAGTCTGCACAAGGACTGGGGAGTACCTTGCCGGAATTGTCAGTCAGTTTGTCCAGAAGTTCCGATAAAATCGGAATTTCTGATAAGAACGGAAAATCCGTTCGAATGAGACGATCTGAACTGCCGGACAAGAGCAAATCAAAGCTCTTTCCGATTCTGGGAAGCTCTTTCGTAAGAAAGAGCACAATACTCCCTGCACTGCTGAGTTTTTCGACGAAGTCGATAGACTTTTGTAGTGCTAGAGGTGTGTATACCTCACCGTGCAACATTTGCATGTCGCAAAGTAAGTTGGTGATGACCCTAAACGGGACATCTGCATCTTTTGTGATCATAGGATTACAGAAATGCACAACTCATTTACGATAACGAATGACAACCAAGAACGAAGGGGAGAGCCACTGAACTTAGCTTAATGCTTAGATTCAGAGGCTCTCCTTGATGTGACCGTATCTATTCAGATATTCAAGGTGACAAATCTTGAATATCCTACCGGATTGGTCAGAGTTACGACTATAGCGGTTTTTAATCGCAATAAAAGAACTCTACTTGGGAGGTCGCGCAACCAACGAACCGATTGCTATCAAAGCAATCAGGGTAACTGCTAATAGGCAGTAATGGGTACTATCGCCTGCGTTTATCATATGACGCAAGGATTTTACACATTTTATGTAAAACGACCATAAGGACCTTCGCTAACCCCTTTCGGGTGCAGAAGAGACTTATAAGTTGTTTCACAGACCCTCGTTGATTAATGCATTAGCACCAGAACCACTGCCGTCGAGCAATACCGTCGTTCCCGCGCCAGTCGTGGCGCAGAACGATAGTATCATCGCGATTGCATCTTTAAGCCCGTTAAAGTCATCGGCCAACCCCGAAGGGTGGACGACGCTGAGGCGTGCTATAGATATAACCTTTTCGCCATCGGAGTTTTCAACAGTGTTGATTGCTTCAATGACGGAACGGCGTGTTTCTTTTGTGCCAGTGCCGCTTATCTCATGTTTAATGGACAAGCGTACAGGGAGCCCGGCAGATTCATTGAGTTTTTTAAACTCAGTGATCTGACCAGGTCCTGTAAACCGACGTTCGAGTTCAATCTCGACGCCGGCGCGATCCTTTACTTCATTCGCATTTAGTGTGTTGTTTAACATATTAGCCAATTCGATTGGCAAAGCCATGCAAAAGCGCATGGTACTGTGTTTAAGCAACTACTAAGAACTCTAAGTCCGTTTTTATTCGGAATAGAGGTAGCAGTTCATCTGTCGGTCGAGTTTAGAATCTAACGTCGTGGCTTAGCCTTTGAGGCTATAAGTGCAGACGCTAGAACAAACTCGTTTAGCGACAGATCGCTCTGCGTAAGTGAGCGTATTACGTTTGGGTCAAAGAAGGATCGGCAATAAGCCTTTTCTTCCAATGTCGAAACGGGAACTGTAGCCTTCTCGGGTCCGTTCTGATGGGCACGCAAAAACGTGTCCACCTTCCGGATTACCTTGATAGAATACATACTCCTATATATAACCGTATAAGGTTCTATGTTACGGATCTTCATCTGATTTAACCATTGGGAAACCCCAAAGGCCCAATCAATGACGAAGGACCACGGGATGGCGTTCCAGATTATCGCAGGGTTTACATTAACCCCTAAATAATCAAGAAGACCATCTACGAGAGCTCTCTCTCGAGTTATACCTCTAAGGTCATAAGCGTAGTCGACTGTAACACAGAATCGAGCTTCCTTTATGGATACCACCCGCGAAAGCAGGTGTCCTCCATAGTAGTCACTTGGAATCAAAGTTTTTGATTCGTTCACATTAACAAATTCCGTCAAAGGAATTTGCCAGTGTGCAGTGATGTACTTAAGCTCATTACGATACAGCTCGTCTAGCTGTTCTCGTACGTTCTGTAATGCCTTGTAAATATTGAAGACATCACGAACGAGCGGTTTGGCGTTAAACTCCTGTTGGAGATAAACGTCAGCACTCGCAGCAACCGCAGAGGTCGAAACAGACTTCTTACTAGTCAACATAGCTTTTAACAGCTGTTTGCCTTTTAAGAGAGTTCGTCCGATAGTTCTGAGGTCTTTCAACTCAATCAAACTGTTGATGAGAGAAAGTTTGGGCTTGATACCAGGCATTAAAGCCTGCATAGCTTGCGCACATAGCTGCTCGACATTGCCCGGCCTATAAACTGTAGGCACGTCACCACTCCAACTTACGAGCGACGTCATTCCTGTTAAAGGGAATGACGCCAACCCATAAGATTGTGGGTTACCTGAAGCAATACCGTCCCATTGCCAACACGGAAGGTTGTATGTGTACGAATAATATTTAGCCGGATTCCCACTAAAGGGACCGATGCTATATATAGATGTGGGTCTATGAAGACTTAAAGTCTTCTTATAGTGCTCACATTCGTGCCATGAACCCAGTCCATTCTGTGTCACAATCGCTTCGTAGTAGGAATGATAAGGATCAATCCTCGTCGGATAAACGACTGTGCCAGCAGGAAGACCGCCGTGTGGTACCGGTACCACCGCAAATTGCGGAATGGCCGGAACCTCGTTGTTTCTGGAATAATGCATATATACTGTACGGTGTAGAGTTTCTACACCTCAGGGTGCCCCACAAG